CCGGCTGTCGGGTCGGCCCTGCCCGACCCCGGCGTGGATGGTGGAGGTCGACGACCTGCAGACGACGACCGGGCTCGTCGTCGAGATCGACGGGACCGCGACCACCGACTACACCCTGGAGCCGCGCAACGCCGTGGCCAAGGGCAAGGCGTGGACACGCATCGTGTTCGGGACCACGCTCAGCCCGACCGGTGCCGTCGACGAGATCGCGGCCACCGCGTCGTGGGGTTGGGCGGCCGTGCCCAGCGCGGTCAAGCTCGCCACCCGCCTGCAGGCCTCCCGTTTCGGCGTCCGCCGTGACTCGCCGTACGGCATCGCCGGGTCGCCGCAGACCGGGTCCGAGCTCCGCCTCCTGGCCCGCCTCGACCCGGACGTTGCCGTGTCCCTCGGCGACTACATCCGCATCTGGGGCGCAGCGTGAGACTCGACGAGATCATGGACCAGATCGCCGACCGGCTCGACACGATCGACGGGTTGCGGGTGTACGCGTACCCGTCCGGTGAGGTGTCGCCGCCGGCCGCGGTCGTGTCGTATCCGTCCACCTACACCTACGACGCGACGTACGGACGCGGCTCGGACGAGATGCGCCTGCCCGTCGTGGTCGTCGTGGGCCTGCCCACCGAACGGCAGAGCCGCGGCCTGCTGTCGGTGTGCGTCGACGGCGGCGGCGCCAAGTCGGTGAAGGCGGTCCTCGACGGCGAGTACGCGACCTGCACGGTGCGCGTGATGTCGGTCGAGGTCGACGTCGTCCCCATCGCAGGCGTCGACCACCTGGCCGCAATCTTCGACCTCGACATCGCAGGAAGGGGGGACTGACATGTCCCGTTCGCATGCCAAGAACACCTACATCAGCCTGAACGGCTCCAACCTGTCGACGTACTGCGACAGCAGCGAGCACCACAAGGTGCCCGACATGCACGACGTCACCACGTACGGCAAGAACAGTCACGTGAAGGACGGCGGGCTGCTCGACGGCACCGGCTCCATCGGCGGCGTCTACGACACCACAGCGAGCACCGGCCCGCGGGCCGTCATCAACCCGCTCGTCGGGACGGTCGTCACCTACGTCCGTCGCGTCGAGGGCACCGGGTCCGGCAAGCCGCAGGACTCCGTCTCGGCCCTCGTCGGCGAGTACGTCGAGACGTCGCCGGTCGCCGACTACGTCCGCTGGACCCTCGCCCTGGAGTACTCCGACGACATCACCTCGAGCACGCAGGCGTAAGGAGACGCGACCATGGCCGCATTGACCGCCACCACCCCGACCCGGGCGGGTGTCGCCACGCCGGGCGCTGCCGTCGCCGCGTCGGACACGATCGCCGCGAGCATCCTCGGTTCCCGCGGCGCCCTCCTGGAGATCATCAACGGCAACGGGTCGACCGACACCATGGCGATCTCCGACGCGTCCACCACGGTGACCGGCGCGGCGGCCGCCGCTCTGGCGCCGACGCTGACCACCGGCACGAACAAGATCTTCCTCATCCACCCCCGGCAGGCCGACCCGACCACGGGCCTCGTGACGGTCACGCACTCGGTCACCACGACCGTGACCTACAAGCTCTACCCCCTCGACCTGTAGGAGCATCCACAGTGGACAAGGAAGCACTCACCCGCGGCGGCGCCGGACCCGTCGGCCTGCCCGAGGGCGACGCCGAGATCCCCGGCGTCGGCACCGTCCGCGTGCGCGGCATGAACCGCGGCGAGGTGCTGCACGGCAACAAGCTCAACGAGAGCGGCGGTCAGCTCGTCCTGGAACGCTACGTCCTGTCCTCGTGCATGCTCGACCCGCGCATGACCGAGGACGACGTCGCGGCGTGGCAGGACAGCGGCGCGGCGATGGAGTGCCAGCCGGTCCTGCACCGGATCAACGAGCTGTCCGGCATCGGGAAGGCCGCCGAGAAAAGCGGCGTACCTGACGCTGGAGACGAATCCTGACCAGGAGTTCGAGCACTACCTGGCGGTGAAGCTCGGCATGACGGTCGCGCGGCTGCGGGCCGAGATGTCCGCGGACGAGTTCATGCGCTGGTCGATCTACTACGGCCGGTTGGCGCAGCGGGAGCAGATGGCGCGAGCGGGGCGGAGGTAGTGCGGTGGAGGCCCGGATCAACGTCGAGGGACTCTCGGAGTTCCAGCGCGCCCTCAAACGCCTCGACGCCGAGGCGCCCAAGGCGCTGCGCCTGGCCCTGAACGGCGTGGCTGACTTCGTCATCGGCGAGGCCCGCACGGACATCCCCCGGCGCACCGGCAGGGCCGCGGCCAGCCTCAAGGCCAAGAGCACCCGAACCGCGGTACGGATCAGCGTCGGGGGCCGGAAGGCGGCCTACTACCCGTTCTTGGACTTCGGCGGCAGGGTCGGCCGCAACAAGTCCGTGGTCCGGCCGTACATCGCTGGCGGGCGCTACCTCTTCCCGGCGCTCACCGCGAACCGCGACAAGGCCATCGGCCTGCTACGTCAGGCGCTGCACGACGTAGCGGCGGACGCCGGGCTGGACGTGACCTGATGGCCGGCAATGCCGTAACTCTGACCATCGGCGGCGACGCCACCCAGCTGCAGCGTGCCGCGCAGCAGGCGACGCAGGCGACCGAGGCGGTCACCAGCTCGGTGACCGAGAGCAGCACCGCGATGGCCGCGGCCGGGCAGGAGAGCGCCGGGTTCGGTACGAAGCTCGGGCACCTCGGCTCGTCGGTGTCCGGCGCGACCGACGCCCTCGACGCGATCGGCGGCAGCCTGACCGCCGTCAACGACCTGATGAACCTCGCCGACACCCGCGCCTCGGCGCAGCGCCGCGCGCTCATCGCCGTCGAGCAGGCGCAGGAGGACTACAACCAGGCGTTGCGCGACGGTGCGCAGGCGAGCCTCGACAGCGAGCAGGCGGGCATCGACCTGGAACAGGCGAACCTGGACGCGTCGGTAGCCCTGAAGGACTACAACGCTGCGGTCAAGGAGTTCGGGGTCAACAGCGACGAGGCGAAGCAGGCCAGCCTGGACCTGAAGCAGTCGCAGCATGATGTGGCGCAGGCGCAGGAGGACAGCGCGCAGTTCACCCGCGACGCGGCGCAGGCGACCATCGACGCCAAGAGCGCGCAGGAGGACCTCAACGACGCGAATAAGGCGGCGCACCCGCCGGAGTTGCAGAAGTGGGCGGATGGTCTGGCGATCGTCACACCCATCCTGTCGTCGCTCATCGGTGTCATCGGCATCATGACCGCCGTGCAGTGGTCCTGGAACGCCTCACTGTTCGCCAGCCCGATCACGTGGATCGTCCTCGCGGTCATCGCCCTGGTCGCGATCATCGTCCTCATCGCGGTGAAAACCACCTGGTTCCAGGATCTCTGGAAGTGGGCCTGGACCGGCATCAAGGACGCCGCCGCGGCCGTGTGGGACTGGATCAGCGGCACCCTCTGGCCCGGTATCCAGGCCGTGTGGGAGGGCATCGTCTTCGGTGTCACGTGGGTGAAGGACAAGTTCGCGGAGAACTGGAACACGATCAAGGCGACGGTGAGCAACGTATGGGACTGGCTCGGTGGCCTGCCCGCCCGGCTCGGCTCGATGTTCGCGAGCATCGCCGGCTTCATCACCGCGCCGTTCCGGACCGCGTTCAACTACGTCTCCGACGCGTGGAACAACACCATCGGCCGGCTGCATTGGAGCGTCCCCAGCTGGGTGCCCGGCGTCGGCGGGAACAGCATCAGCGCGCCGCGGCTGCCGCACTTCCACCAGGGCGGCGTCTTCCCCGGCTCGCTCGGCGCCGAAGGCCTGGCCGTCCTGCAAGCCGGGGAGGTCGTCTCCCCGGCCGGCGGCGGCGGCGGCATGACGTTGACGATCGAGTCCGGAGGGTCACGCCTCGACGACCTGCTGGTGGAAGTGCTTCAGCGTGCTGTTGCCCGCCGCGGCGGGAATGTGCAACGCGTTCTGGGGTCCACCCGTGGGTGATCACACCGTCACGATCGAGCTGTACTACGGCGGCGCGTGGCACCCGGCGCCCGTCTACACCCGCGACGGGCTCACCATCATGCGCGGCGCGGCCACGCCCGGCGCGCAGCTGCCGCCGGGCAGTGCTGAGCCGACCATCGACAACCGCACCGGGAACTACAGCCCCCGCAACGTCGCCGGCGCCCTATACGGGCTGCTGGCGCAGAACATGCCCGCCCGGGTCACCGTGGACGGGGACGTGCGCATCACCGGCGAGGTCGCGCAGTTCAAGCCGGAACGGGCCCTCGGCGGTGACGCCTGGACGAAGATCCAGGTTGCGGGTGTCCTGCAGCGCATCGGGCGCGGCACCGACGCTCTCGCCAACCCCGCGCAGCGCCGCATCCTGTCCCTCGCCGCCGCGGCGTACTATCCGCTGAGCGACGGCACCAATGCCGCGTCCGCCGTCGACGTCGCCGGTGGTGCGGCGCTCGCCGTGCGGGGCGCGCCGCAGCTGGCGAGCGTCGCCGGTCCTGGTGCGGGCGACACGTCGCATCCGCAGTTCCTCGACTCGTCCGGGTACATCGGCGGCCTCACCGGCACTGCGCCCGCCTCGTCCACCGGTGAGTGGACGGTGGAGTTCTGGTTCCGGGCGGTCGCATCGGCCAGTAGCGCGACCGCCGTGCTCGCCTCGTGGCACACGACCGGCACCTACGGCGCCATGTTCTGGGTCGCGCACATCGCGAAGGTCGCCGGCACGCACCACGTGTACCTCGCCGCGCAGCACGACCTGTCGACGGCGACCGGGTTCTCCAAGAACGGCGGGTCGACGATCGACGGCGCCTGGCACCAGGTCCGCGTCACCGCCAAGCAGAACACCGGCAGTGAGGTCCACGTCGAGTTCATCGTCGACGACGTCCTCGCCGACTCGACGACCGCATCGACGTGGACGGTCGGCGACCTGGAGAGCGTCACCCTCGGCGACTACGACGGTGAGGCCGGGGTGCTGTACCCGACCGCCGACGTCGACTCCCTATCCCTCGCGCACCTCGCACTGTGGCCGAGCGACGACCCCGCCAGCACGTACGAGGCGGGCGGCGGCTACGTCGGCGAGACCGCCGACGACCGGTTCCTGCGGCTGTGCACCGAGGAGGGCATCGACGCGTCCATCGTCGGCACCGCCGACGACACGGTCACCATGGGGCCGCAGACGCAGGCGACGCTGCTGGAGCTGCTCGCCGAGATCGAACGCACCGACGACGCGAGCGTCTACGAGGACCGCGACACGGCGGGGCTGGTCATGCGGACCGGCGCGTCGAAGCTCAACCAGGCGCCGGACCTGACCCTCTACTACGACGGCGGGCAGGTCGCACCGCCGCTCGAGGTCGTCGTCGGTGACGAGGGCATCCGCAACGACGTCACCGCGGCCTCGCCCGGCGGCGCGTCCCGGCGCGTGCAGCAGCTCACCGGCCCGCGCAACGTCCAGGCGCCCTCCGCCGACCCGCAGGGCGTCGGCCGGTACGCGACCCGCATCGACGTCAACCCCGAGACGGACGACGCCCTCGCCGACGCGGCCGGTTGGCGGGTCAGCCACGGCACCTACGACGGGACGTGGTACGCCGCGATCACCGTCGACCTCGACGCCGCGCCGTACCTGGCCACCCTCGCGGCGGCGGTCGACATCGGCGACTGCGTCTCCCTGGCGAACCTGCCCGTCGACGAGGCCCTCGACGCGGTCGAGCACATCGTGATCGGCATCTGGGAGGACGCGCCGCCGAAGCGCCGGACGATCACCTACTACTGCGTGCCCGCCGCGCCGTACCAGGTGGGCCTGCTGGCCGAGACGTCCGGGGACACCGATCCGTTCGTCGGGCACCTCGACAGCGACGGCTCGACGACGAACGGCAGCACGGCCGCCGGCGCCGCGGCGTTCGCCGTGGAAACGCCGGCCGGGCCGCTGTGGACGACCGACAGCGACGACTTCCCCCTGGATGTCATCGTCGGCGGGCAGCGCGTCAGCGTCGCGTCGATCATCGACTACCTCAACGTCAACCCGCACTTCGAGACCGACGCGGCCGGCTGGACACCTGCCGGCGCCACGTTCGCGCGTTCCACCGCCCAGTTCCACCAGGGCGCGGCGTCGGGCCTGCTCACACCGGACGGTGTGACGGCCACACCGCAGCTTGAGGGGGACCTGGTCCCGGCGACCGTCGGCCGGACGTATCGGATGGCGGCGTGGGTGCGCTGCGCGGCGGCGCGGACCATCGACATCTACATCGGTTTCTACGACGAGAGCGCCGCCCTCATCACCGCGTCGGGCACCAGCTGGCCGCTGGCCGCCGACACCTGGACCCTCATCGAGCAGACCGGGGTGGCGCCCGCGCTGACCACGCAGACACGGATGGTTCTGTTCGAGCCGGGCACCCCGCCGGCCTCGGCGACGCTGTACATCGATGAGGCCATGGCGATCGACACGACGCTGCAGACCTTCATCGTCGACACGGCCGGCTACCCGGTCGCCTACCCCATCCCGGCAGACTCCGCGGCCGCCGGCCACCAGCCGCTCATCCCGACCCTGTAGGAGGCGCCATGCCATTGCCCACGTTCACCGTCGGCCGCCTACGCGCGTCCGAGCTGAACGAGATCACGGCCGCGCTCAACGTCGCGTCGGCGGACAACGCCGACGCGACCACGCGCACCACGACGAGCACCACGTTCACGACTACCTTGAGTGCAGCGAACATCTGCGGCACGTCGTTCGTGGCGCCCCCCTCCGGGATTGTGGCGGTCCACTTCGCCGTCTTCATGTTCAACAGCGGATCGAACTTCACGCAGACCTCCCCGTCTGTCCGCGCCGGCGGCACGGTGGGGTCAGGGACCGTGCACCTCGCGTCCGCAGATGCACGCTCGATTTCGCACGTGGGGACGGCCGGTGAGCGGCCGGGGGCGATGACGAGGGTTACCGGCCTCACTGCAGGCGCCACGTATAACGTGGCGTTGGAACACAGGGTCGGCGCCGGAACCGGGAGCTTCCAGAACCGCGAGGTCACCGTCATTCCGCTGGCCGCCTAGGAGGGGGGCGTCATGGCATCTCAGGGCTACTACGACTGGCTGAACGCAGGCGGGCCGTACGTGCTGATCCGCCCGGCGAAGGCGGTGCAGGCCACCCTCCGCAGGCACGGGCTGACCGTCTACGACTACCCCGACGACGCGCACCTGAAGGCGAGCACCCCCGAGGATCACACCCCGTTCTCCGTGACCGGCTGGCCGGGGCAGAACCGGCGGTGGAAGGCCCGCGCGCTGGACGTCATGCCGCGCGGCGACACCGCGGCGGCCCGCAAGGAGAACGCGGACATCGCCCGACAGCTGATCCGGGACCGTGACGCCGGCGTTGCTGGCGCCATGTGGATCAAGTACCTGAACTGGACCGACGAGCAGGGCGTCTGCCGTCAGGAGCGGTGGATGGACGCCGGCGCCCCGCTGCGGCGGACCACCAGGTCGTCGACGGACCGAGGGCACGTCCACATCTCCGGCCGGTCCGACGCCGACAGCGACGACCGCGCCGACGGGTACGACCCGATCGCCCGCATGCGCGGACTGACGGAGGGGGACGACATGCAACTCAGCGACACCAGTCCATGGAGCACGCAGTTCACGGGCGAGGACGGCGTGACCGGCCCCTGGCTGGGCGGCACCATGGGCAACCAGCTCCAGTACATCCGCGAGGATGCGCACTTCGCCCGCGCACTGACGGAGCGTCTGGCGGCCGCGGCCGCTGCGGACGAGGTCCGCGACAAGGCGTCGCTCGCCGCGATCCAGGGCATCGCCACGGCGATCACCGCCGGTGGCGGCAACGTCGACACAGCGCCGGTCGTCGCCGCGATCACCGCGGTGCGCGATGAGGCGCGGCAGCGGTTCGCGGAGCTCGCCGCGCAGGCGACCTTCCAGGCGCAGCGGATCGCCGAGCTGGAGGCCGAGCTCGCCGCGACGCGGGCCGCGGCGGAGGCGAACCTCTCGCCGGCGGAGCGCGCCGCTCTTCCGCCGACGTGAGCCCGGACCCGCTCGGGCCCGTGCTCATCGGAGCGCGGGAGATCTACGACCAGCTGGTGCGGGTGGCCGCAGCGGTGGAGCGGGTGTCGGTGCAGCTCGCGGAGATCGCTCAGGACGTCCACGACCACGAGACCCGGCTCCGCTCCCTCGAGCGCGCCCGGTGGCCGCTGCCGTCGTTGGCGGTGCTGGTCAGCATTGCCGCGCTCGGGCTCGCGCTCCTGAAGCCGTAGTACCTGGCCCGCGACGGTGCGGGCCGACTTCCTGTTTCCCCGACCTCAGAAGAGGAGCGCCAAACCATGATCACCGCAAAGGTCAAGCTCGGCAACAAGGTCGTCCAGGCCGAGGGCACCGAGCACGAGCAGGTCCAGCTGGTCTTCTCGGCCGACTACGCCGACGGCCGAAACAAGGAGTGGTCGCGCTACACGCCGTCGCTCAGCCTGACCATGTCGGTGCTGCCGGAGGTCGCGGACCGGTTCGAGCCGGGCCAGGCGTACACGCTCACCTTCGAGCGCACCGAGTGATTCTCGCCAACCACCCGTTCAGGGTGCGGTCGCTCAACGTCCTCGACGAACAGGGCCGCGAGGGATGCGCGACGTGTGGGCGCCCGCGCGACGTTCACCCCGAGACGGGCGCCAACCCGAACACCCCCAAGGAGGGGTCATGAAGTACGCCAAATTTGCGGTCGCGGCTGGCATCGCCGGGCTCACCGCCCTGGCGGCCGCGATCACCGACGACCACGTCAGCAGCGGCGAGTGGGTCGCGGTCGGCCTGGCCGTCCTCGGCGCGGTCGGTGTGTGGGCGGTGCCGAACAGGCCCGCCCTGTAGTACAGCCCGTCGTACAGCAGCGCCCCCGCCCCGGCCGCACGGCCGGGGCGGGGGCGTCTTGCCGTGCTACCGCAGGTCGGGGACGGTCAGGCCACGGTCGGTCGCCTCGTCGGCGAGGACCGCGGCGAGCGTGGCGAGCAGGTCGCTGTCGAGGTGGTCGAGCCGGGCGACGAGTTCCTGGGCGGTGCGGGCGGCGGCGCGCCTGCGGTTCGCGGCGGTCGCGGCGTGGGTGCGTGCGACGCGGGCGTGGGTCGTGGGCATGTCGGGCCTTCGCTGCCGGTGGGCGGGGTGGTGGACGAGGGCCCCCCGGCCCGGAGGCCGGGGGGTGGTGCCGCTAGGCCCGCTCGATGCTGAAGGCGTTGCTGTCGCCGAGCTTCTGCTGCGCCCGCATCCGGGCCTTGAGGTTCATCGCCTTGGCCGCGGTCTTTACAGCTCCGCCGCACTGGGTCTTCGCGCCGGTTTCGCCGTCCGTCTTGATGACCTTGAACATCTCTGTCTCCTTCGGTTCGTTCTCCCCTTGTGCCTCCAACTATAGCCTAGTAATAGGCCGCGCGCAAGGCCTTTACGTAGGCCTAGTTATGGGCTACGATGGTGGCATGGGAAACGACTACAACCCCGAGCGACTGACCGACCTGGGCGCGAA